GGGGCTGGCCCCGAACCAGAAAGCCGCCCTAACTTCGATTGCTTACAATTACGGGGAACTACCGTCTTCGGTTGCGACGGCGGTCCGCAGCGGTGATCCGCAGGCAGTGGCCGACGCTATTGCGGCACTAGGGTCGCACAATGACGGCATAAACCGGGGTCGGCGCGAAAGGGAAGCGTCGATCTACTTGGGCAACCCTATGGCAACGATGGCGGGGACATAAGCAATGTCGATTTAGGAAAGCTTTCTCGCTGGCAAAGAGGCGCGCCGCACCGCAGACGCGGCGGAGCAGATCAACGCCATGCAGCAATTTATCGGCCAGAACGGCAAGGCGATCATGGGCGGCGACCAGAACGCGCTAGGCCAATTGGCGGGCTTCGGCCAGCAGGGCCTGCAGATGGCGATGGGCATTCAGGGCGACACGCAAACGCGCGAGCGGCAGGCGGCGGCGGAGGCGGCGGCGGCGGAGGAACGCGCCTACGGGCGGGCGCAAGACGAGAAAGCAAGCGGTCGCGCGGATCAAGAGTGGACAATGCAGCTTGAGGAATACGCGGCTGGCAAGACCGCAGCCGAGCGGGCGGCAGAGTCGGCCAAGATCGAAGAAGGCGTCAA